GTAAAGTAAAATTTCCCACTGTCGCTGGTACTAAGAAGGCTGCTGATCGTGATTGTGTTGCTCGCGCATTGGTTCGTGAGATGGAGACTATGCATGTTCGATACAGTGACATTGCGAAGTACAAGGACCGCATCTTACTTGGCATTTTGATGCCAAGCAAGGATGAGGTCAATGTGGCGCAAGCAATGGCCACTGAAGTTGCACGCGGGTGGCAGGATGCCACACAAGGCTGGCGTTGGAAGCGTCCACGAACATGGTGGGAGTGGTGGTGCGGTAAGGAGAGTTCTCTGCGTGAGGGCGCTTCTTACCGTGTCGTGCCTTAGGGTTGCCTGGCGGCATGTCCTGGAGTCGACACCCAGTTGGTTCGCGAGCCCACTGGTACCGGCTACAGAATGGTGGTGCATGCCGCAGGCGGAATTAAAAAGATCAGGACGAGTTACCAGATTGTAGGGTTAGGTCTTCCCCGCAAGTTCGGAGTTCACAATAACTCCCTGGTTAACTTGAGACGAGGACTCGTTGAGAGGGTGTTTAACGTTGAGGGCCAGTGTGGCCTTGAACGACCACCTCAACCTTTGGACGGGCTAGTTCAGCAACGACTTGGTCCGTTCACCGTCGCCCTTGCTAGATATTTGCCACATACCGTCCCTAGCACCGCAGAGCAATTTGTTGAGTGCTATCGAGGAGACCGAAGGTGGGCAGTGTACAACAAGGCGAGAGAGTCCCTCGCAGTTGAGCCAGTCTGCAGACGCGATGCAAGACTGAAGACGTTCGTAAAGGCGGAGAAGATTGATTTCACATCTAAGCCAGACCCAGCCCCCCGTGTGATACAGCCTCGTGATCCCAGATACAATCTGGAGGTTGGTCGGTACTTGAAAGGGTTGGAGCATAGGATCTATGAGGCTATTGCTGATCTCAATGATGGGGTCCCGGTTGTGATGAAAGGACACAATGCCCATGGCACAGCCAAGTGGTTGCGCCATAAATGGGATATGTTCAGCAAGCCAGTTGCTGTGGGGCTAGATGCCAGTCGGTTTGACCAACACGTGTCTATCGATGCGTTGAGGTGGGAGCATTCAGTTTATCTGAAATGCTTCCGTGGAAGCGACAAGGTTGAGTTGAGG